TTATACCTGTATTTCGGATGCTTTTTTAAAAAGGTCATCCCTCTGTTCGTCTGTTAAACCTAACAATCTCTGAGCTGTTTTAACGGGCATAGAATCCCGCCTAAAATCACTCGCGGTATCCCACGCAGTTTTCAAGATTATGTTTTCCGGTGTTTCCTCATCTAAATTTTTTACATAGTCATCAACATATTGAAACATTGTTGAATCGGCATACCGAGCTGTTTTAAGTAATGCTAGCATCTGGAACCGACTAATAGAATCCGGCACAAAGCCCTTAGATAACTCATCTTGCTTTTTTTTCGCCAGCTCCATAGCTTCTTTTTCTGTAATACTAACCAAACCTGTGGGGGTAAACTCATCTTGCGGCACATCCGCATCAAACGCATAAATTTGATCATTACTATCTTTATAATATTTCATAAAAATCCTTACCTTAATTCAGACCATTGGTGTATGGTGCCTTGGCCCTCTAATATATAGTATTGAGAAGAGGGAACTATAAAACTTAAAGACCGGTGCATTTCGGAGGAAGTGAGCGACAACACGACTACCCCATTGACTTTTACGTTTACTTGAAGAGGTCCAGTTACCTTGTTCTTCCCACTCCCAGCGGGCAACTTTCCGCCTCCGCCTCCGCCTCCAGTCGCTACGCCCCCTGCCCCGATTCCGCTTAGAACTGGTCCTACTTTAATTGTGACAAATATAGGCTTACTAGTGGCGTTTTGGTGATTAACGTTAAGCATTCTTTGACCTAGCATCGAATACCAATTTTGACGGAAACCCAAAGCATTAAAATTACCCTCTATCATTTCTCCATATTTGTTAAATAGGAACGCCCATCGCCGTTCAGAGGCAAGCCATATCCCAAAAAGCCCATCGTCTCGTAGTGACAAAAACACTTGTCTATTTCCCGATGTTAGATCAGTCCTACCTTCGGTTGCGTGGTTTACAGAGTACATATGATCGGTAATAGGAGTTAACCTTTCGTTGAGGTTTTTGACTGTCCATGATGCGGCCGCCGTAGTTTTTGAATCGCTATAGAGAGAATCACTAACAGTTAATGCAGGCCCTGGTAAGCCTTGTGGCCCCTGTGGTCCTTGAACTCCTTGCGGTCCTTGTGGCCCGGTTTCCCCTTTCTGACCAGGCACGCCTTGTGGCCCCTGTGGTCCTTGTGGCCCTTTTGGTCCTGTTTCCCCTTTTTCACCTTGTGGCCCGCGGTCGCCTTTGCTTCCAACGACCCGCCCTAAATTGATAGTTTGTGTCATAATATATACCTAAAATCTGTAAATTAAATCGCCATTGTTTGAAATTGAAAGATCTGGAGGTGTTGCTCCATCCGCATAATGCACCAACAAATCACCGTTATCAGAAATTGATAACGCAAAAAAACCATTTTCGAGTGGCACCACAACGCCGCTTTCGCCCCTATCCCCCTGTTCTCCTTTTTCGCCCTGGGGTCCTCGTTCCCCTTGAGGGCCTTGTATGCCTGGGGGGCCTTGTATGCCTGGGGGGCCTTGTAAATGATCGAGGTGGTTTATCATTTGATACAATGATCGGTATGTATCGTCTAATGTTTCTTTATTCACCGCGTCATGTGGCAGTTGAGGAGTTGCTAAATTCTCAATTTTTCGTAATTCTGCATCATAATGCCTTCCCCCCAGAGGGTACTTTAATGCCCGGTTGTTTGAACCTTCTACCCCCTGCAGAGCCATCCAAATTCTATCAAAATCGCTGTTGACAGTTTTTGCAAGAAAATCGCCATTGGTTTGATAGTCCGTTATCCGCATTAAAGGTATGTTACGCAGGATTACTACACGGCTGTTTGCCGGCGGTGCGACATCAAAAATAACATTACCACCTTGGTTTGTATCCAATCCTGTCACAGTATAGTTAGTAACCCGCACACCGTTAACTAAAACTAATAGATCCGATTCATAAAAAACTTTGCATAAAAACGAAAAAACAACGGTATTACCATCGGCCATATATTCATATTGTATTTGTTGATTACCGACTGACATTTTCTACCCCATTGCACATAAATTCAGTATTGTTCTTGGGCGCAATCTCTTTACAATAGTATTTTTGCCAACCTTCAATTATTACTTTGTTGTACTCAATTGCGTTGGTGAGATTGTAATAATCTTGTTGAGAAGTTCTTGCAAGTCGTAAGGCTTTGTTAGCAATACCGCTGGCGGTGGCACTATCTCGCTCGACTGATTCGACTTTGACGCGCAACTCGACAAGACCATTATCGATATCATTACGTAAAGCATCTGTTTTAGCTTGACCATTTTTTATTGCCCCAATGATATTTAATTCCAGTTGTTTAACGGCATTATTGCTCTGCTTATATTGTTCAAATTCTATTTTGATTTGATTTTCTCTTGCTACTGCGAGTTTTTCACCTTGCCAACAGTTGTATGCAACATATATAGCAAACGCGGCGATAATGGCTAACGGTATTGGCAATAGTTTATAAATAAGTTTTAAATTAGTCATAGTTTTCTATAATTTCCAGTTTAAACGATTGCCCTTTAAGCTCATCCATTAATAACGCTAACGCCTTTCTACTTTCAAATAGTTGGGTATCGTTATTACGCATCCCTACTAAAATGCAACCTGACGTATCCTTAGTCCAGTTACCCGCATGAATTAAGATATGAGAGCGATTCGGCACATCTTTAACTTGATAAACACGGCCGAACTTTGGCGAATTAACAATATCACATTGATATATAGCCGCAGGGATACATGAAATTTGACGTTGGTTATTTTTCCATAACAATTCTAACGTTGATAGGACTTTGCCTGATGGTAATTGGAGTGTACCAAATGTCCCATTTAAATTAGTTTTTATTCTAGTTAATTTCACTAACCGTCTCCTTTAGCTTTTCTTATTAGCCGTTCTTCGAGGGCTTTTATTAATGTAGCTCCCGACCACCCAGCCAGCCCAGCTACACCACCCGCCAGCTCGAATTCCCAATTGAAATAACTAGCAGCCAGCACAACCAATGCACCAGCAAATGTTGAGATAAATATTTGAGCGACTAGAGTACCTATTCGGAATTTGTCACCATTTAAGATGCGATAACAATAGCTAGCTAACGAACCTAGTATTGCAAAGATGAATAGATTAAAAATTACAGCCCATTTAATGTTATCAGGGTCTTTAATCGGCATGTACGAACCTTCAATTTATACCTCGTATTGAGGCGTTTAATATTTTATTTTTGCTTTTGTTTGACCCGTCCAAGGTCTCCACGTCCCCATAGTATTAGAGTTATTGGTGCGTTTTTGCACCGATTTAGCTATTCTGATAGGGGTATTATGTATAGCACCCGCAAGCGAATCGATATAATCATCGGGCTGTTCTGATACCTCGGGATTAAAATTGCGCATTTGCTCAAACACTGGACTTTTATCCTCATCTGCAATACTAATATGCGCCCATAGAAAACGGGATTCTAAGGGTGCCTCTATAGCTTCTAATATACGAATTTGCTTATTACGAATTTCGTGCTTTTCAACAACACCACATCGAAGCCCGCGGCTCTTTAATGCCTGACGTAATAATGTCGGAGCAAAACCGCCGATGCCATTGGTCTCAATAATGATAGATGGTATGTTATATTTTTCGATGAAATCACATAACTGAATTACTTGCCCGCCAACGATACTTTCGTTCTCGCCAAAAACGGCTATCTCTCCAGTAAGCCCAGCGCACACATGCCAATACAGATGACCTTTAGTATCGGTAAGCAATAACGTAAAAGCGCTAGCATCCGATTTAATTTTACCCGCGGACGGGTCCCATACCGCAGACGCACCAACAATGCGCGTATTACCGAGCATCATAGTGACTTCCCCGTTAGCGTCGATTATCGTCGGCTCAACGTCGTATACTCGGATACGTTCAGGATCTAATCTGCTTTCGTTGATTGGTTTAGCGTGTAGCTGGTATTGGCTATCCCATGCATTAATAGTGCGGGTTTCTCTCCGACGAGTTAAAATATCTTGAGGAGTAAATCTTTCGGGCCACGAGACATCCGCGTAGCAATCAAGGATACCGTTATACGCGGAAGCAAAAACTATGTGATTATTTTGAATGTGATAATGCACTCCTTCTTCTAAAAGTTCCGTAGATTTATGAATACCAATAAAAACTACTTGCGGGGCGAAACCAACATAATAAGGTTTTCCCGCTTCAACTTTATTAAAGCGCGTTTCTTTACTAAACAGTTTAATTACAAGTACATCGGCACCTTTTGCTATTAATTCAGTATATATAGAATCGTAGGTGTGCGGTGTTCCAACATATAGTTTTTTTCCCCCGGGCTTTAAAATGTGGGTTTGCTCATCTAATCGCTCCCTAAGTTTTTCTCGAAGTTCTTGGGATGTGATATTACGCGGTACTTCGACATCGTCATTTTGAACTTCATCAGCACGTGAGCCTGTAACGTTAGACATGATGCCTTTAGCCAACATACTACTATGTAGAGGATCGGCTAACGAATTTATGTCGTTAACATTCCAACGTTCAACATCCATTTTACCTTGCGGAATCATCTCTTTAGTTAAAGGGTGCCTACGCAAAATACTTTGAGTTGCTCGGCTAATTTTACGCGCAGAAGGGTCGGATTCAGACTGGTGTAAAATCTGATAAGTTGAATCATTATAAAATCTACAAGCATTATACGGCGCTAATGTCGAAGATTTACCAATTCCACGATGGCATAACAACACTTTAACCGTGGCGGGTTTATCCAACCAATCGGCAATGCGAATATGACAATCGGGGGTATCTCTACCTAAATAATCATTCCACATCATTAAAAAAGCTGTTGTGGAAATTTTAGCCATGCGCTAACTTCTCTAATCGTTTTTTGGCCGCGTTTTCGAACTGGATAACCTTGCTATTTAAATCCTCTGCCGTTCCTGCTTTTGGGGCGGTGCCTTTTCGTTCGTAGAGTGCGATTAAAGTTTCTAGCTTAACTGCGGTTGTAATTATTTGGTTAGCATTTTTCTTACACCAGTAGCGATCCCCTCGTTCTTCCACAGACATTTCATCAAGTTTTTTATTAGCTCCTGCCCATGTGTCTGGGTCCGCCTCGGTGATTACTACCGCAACCATCCGATCGGATAGTTGCTTAAGCATATCTAGTTGTTTCATTAATTCCCTCCCGGTACTAAGTCATCTGGTCGCCACCAAAATTCACGGCCATAAGTATTTTGCTGGCGTTGAGTATATTTTTCTAAATATCCTGGGCTGACGGCTTCTTGTAACTGATTAAACAACAAGTGATCTGTAACTGCTTTTGTGTACCAAAGATTTGCTCCAGGGGTTAACCCTTTCACAAATCGGACAGCATCAGCCCCAACGTGCGTATCGTCCCCCGCCATAGCACGTCGTGCGTTACCCAAGGTTAAACCTGCGAATTGAGTTAAACTTGAACCCAATGGACCTATAGCCATTTCACCCAAGGTCGCATCATAGCTATTTTTATCTGAAAAGATAAAATCCCCATACACACCGAGTGCACCGCCTTTTAGCATAGCCTCGATCCAAAAGCTAGTATCATCCATATCTTGTGGTTTTCTGCCGGACGCAATGTTATTAATTTGTAATGCGGCGGCGCCGAATAATGTAGTAGCAAGTAGTAGTGACCCGCCGAAATAAGCTTTTTGTAACCGTGAAGGTAATGCGGTTCCTCTGGCCCACATTCTGGCTACTAGCGCAAAAGGAAAGGCTTTAAACTGTGTTATAGAGCGTGCTATTTCTCCGCTGGCAGTACCACGTTGTAACCCTGCACCCATCCTTAAACGGTCACGAGTACCCGGCGTTATGACTGCCATGTCGGCCTCCTCGGACAGCATTCCGATCAGCTTTCTAGCCGCCTCAAACCTTACGGTTTCAGGGTTGTCAAAATTCGAAAGTAAACTATCCGGTATAGCTAAAATGCTTTCAGGCGATAAAATATTATCAACGCCAGCCCATTGATCTAATTCGGCCATTCTCCAAACCGCATAGTCTGTATCTGTAACCCCATGACGCCTGATAAGTTCAGCATCGAAGCCGTTGGTATTATTCAGTGATGAAAGATCTTTATTGTTTTTGACTACATGACCAAGGGACGACATCATCGAAGCCGCATAGCCTTCTTTGGCCGCGTCTGATATTTTCATAAGGCCCGATAGTCGCAATACCGTTGATGCGGCTTTACTTGTCCAGTTAGTCCCCATATTATCTACACCCCACCTATTTAAACTTGAAAGCGCGCTTTCAAGAGCAAGGCCATTGCGTTGTGCATAATGCCTATCATTTCTATTGAGTGGATTGAGCGATGTAATCATAGCTCTGTATGCGGGGCCTAACGCCATACCATTAGTTTTGGCCATAAGTAAAAGTGTCCCCTGATCCGTTATCGATGTAACCGCTGCGCTTCCTAATCTTGAACCGGTAAGCAAATTACGTAAACTATCAAATACTGTTGCAACACGAGAACGTACCAACGGTTTATAATTTCCTGATACAAAATCGTAAAGATCACTAGTTTTACGTGCTAAATTTTCTATACTTGTTTTCCCTACCCTATCGGTCATAGTTGATTTGTGGATAGCGTCATCTAACACTGATCTAAACATCAATGTTGGATTAGGTCCGAATGTTTCAATTGTAGCGATATCTCGACTAAGTCCCGAGATGTGCCCAACCATAATATCGAAAATGCCCCGCTCACCATACTGTGCATGATAATTTAAAAAACTTTCTGCATCTCTAAAGAAAATCTGGCGCGATTCAGCGTGGCGGTTAGCGCTCATACTAGATATACGATGCCCCGACCCTTGCAGTTTATTAGCCCCACCTGTTGATATAGTGTCGTAAATGTGAGTGAAAAGCTCCCTAACTTCGGCATCGTTCATTAACGATCCGTCCGGGTGAACATATTGCTGGCGGTCGATAGCTGGCAATATATCATCTAACCACCTTTCGCATCCCGCCATTGCGGTTTTATATTGAGAATGCTCTTGCGGTAGATTCCAGTTTTCTAGCCTACCAATATCACCCCCAGCATTATTAAACGCCGTGCGTAATTGTTCGGCTGAACGGGCCCACAACTCTGCGGCGGCTCTAGCCCCAGTGTTACCTGTGTTTTCTCCATACATTTCCCGAACTAAATCTTGTATCTGATTTTCTCTTTCAAAAAGACTTAAAAGCCCGGCGTTATCCATTTGATCCAGCAACGGGCCTAGAAAGATATTACGGGTAGCCGTTGCTCGGGTATCCATTGCTTGAAAGCCCGTTTTATTATCCGGGTTGTAAGCTAACAATCGATTCAGTGCTTCAACTTCATTTTTAGCTACACCTCGCGTCATCATATCTGCAATCTGGTTATCGACCCTATCACGAGCAAGTATTGTAAGCGCAATACGGCGTCGATTTAATTCTCTTTGACGTATAACATTATTGATGCCGTACTCAGCAGCCCTACGTAACCTTTCCTCCGCAGAATATGATGCCCAGTTAGGATCTTGCCTTGCTAGACTTTCTTGATTGCTAAGAATGTTATTAAAAATGTCCTGCACTTCCGTCCTGGTTAAATTGCGCCCCGTGGCCGCGTTAATTACAGCTTGATAACATTGTCGCATTACGAATTCCTTAACATACATGCCACTGCGGCATCATAGAGTTTTTTATCAGCGTGAGCTTTGGCTACTTCATTATTAGCGGTTTCTAATAAATCTTTCACATTAACAAAGCTTTCTATGCCGTTTTCATCAATGTGATTAATTTGCATATCAGGTTTATCTTTCAAGATTTGCTCGATAGCATCTGTAGAAGTCTTACCCTCTACAAAAGCTTTATTATGTTTTAATGCATTAAACTCGACATCGCTCATCGTTTCAGCACGCTGGTATATATTGAACGTTTCCTCAAGTTCGCTAGCTTTAATATCGATTTTAGAGCTTACTTTATGCGTTAAATGTGGCGGAACTATACCATTGTTAAGGCTGACGATATCACGCTTATCTTGTTTGGTTAGATGTCTTTTATTGATAAGCTCTTGCTTGATTTCATCAACCAATCGGGCGGGTATTGGTGTACCGTTTTTTGAATAATACATAGCGTCATCAGGAAAACGCTTAGCGATAGCATCGGATACCACGTTATGCCAATCTACATCCTCTTTGAGAATAAAATGCCCCTCTTTAACAATGGCATCGACATTCACCGGGCGGTCATTGATCATGTCATCGAAAGCTTTATTTAACGCCCTGTCATGCATATTTAAGGATTCAACATCCGTCGGTATACCCATTGCAGCATCGTTTTGATGCCTTTGATTGTTTTTTGCTAGAAGAGCATCAATAAAGCGTTGTTGTCTAAGTTCAGCATATTTTGCCGCCCCTCCGAAAATCATACCAAGCCCAGCATCAATTAGCAGGGCTTCTTGATCTAACGCTTGATATTGATCTGCCATCTGGTTGTAACCATGAGCCTTCAGCAAATCATGGGTAAAACCACGTTGCCCGACTCCTATAGCAACGTTAGCCCCCGCGGTGTGCATAACATCATGTAAACCTAGATTTCCATATGCATAAACTTTACCGAACCTACTTTGCGATTCAACCCACGCTTTAGTAGCAGGTGAAAATCTAAAGCCCATCGATAACGGAATATACCCACCTAGTGCTACAGACCCGCCTGTTATTACCGCTTTTTCGGCAGCGGTACTCTTGTCCAACCCTTCGGCCAAACCTTGCTCATAATCCGCAGAGCCTTGAACAGCACCAGCTAACGATGCCGCCCCCCCTACCCCCTTGGCAAACTTTCCCGCACCTGCAAATGAGCCCAATATATCGGACATAGAAAATAGGGTTGCTGTCAAACGCCCCCTACTTTGTGCAGTTTCCTGCATTATGTGTATGTGCTTTACGGTAGCCGCCAATGAATTTTTTAAGTATTCAGTTGTTCCGCTGTCATCTTCAAGACCTAACATCCCATCTATTCGTTCGGAAAGATAAACCATCACGCTACCCAAAGCGGTTGAAGGCTTCGCTAGCAAACCTGTATAGGCACCTGATATTACGCTTTTCGCCGAATACTTAATGTCTTCGGTTAAAGTAGGCTCATATTCAAAAAAATCTACAGGATTAGCTTTCGCCTCTTGGTATAATTTTTCGTAAATCATTCTGGAATTTCCTTTATTGCTTTAATTCCATCCAACGCATCAATGACTACAGGGTTACCTTGCTTATCAGATAAGAAACCGTTTCCTGCTTTAATAAAATACTTACCATCTGGTAAGCCCATTGATCTAGTGCTCGGGACTAGTTGGAATCTCGATTCAAAGGGTCGTTGAGTCAAACCATATGGATCTGCTGGGTCTGTGTTGTAGTACTTTAAGTTATCAGTTTCGGTCCAACCATTAGCTTCTGCATATTGTTGGTATTGAAAGTTAACTGAATTATTAAACGATGTTTCCGACATCCCCCAAGGCATACGCACATTGTACTTTGTCGATTTTTCACCAACTACAGCGCTTACCGCCTCTTTAAGCAGGCTATCATCTATTTCTCGGGTATTGGAATATGTACCGTTAGATATGGATTTACCTATGTAGTAATCCATCGCGGCGCTATATACCTGCTGTCTAACTTTCGAATCGCCAGCGAAAAGTCCATCCGTTAAAGTATCAAACGCTTCAAGAGATTTAGGTGGTAGTGTAACACCCTTGATAGACGTATCACCTTTTTTAGAAGGTTTAAGGGCGTCGGCCCCCTTCAATATAAAGTTCGCAACAGTTTGCCTATCCCTTACTTCATCCGCAGTAAATATGTTTTTTTCAACAATAACTCTTCTCCCTGCAGGGCTATTAAGTATTTCACCGGCAAAAGCAAAACCAGGATGCTCTAAACCTACAGCGTTTAAAACGGCATTATATGCTTTGTCATCACCGTCGGTTGCCTCTGAAAAAACTTTTAAAATTTGAGACTGTTGATCCGCGCTGGCATCTTCTAATACACGTGATAAATTACCCGCCTCCGCACTTGAAAGGATTTGTAGTTCAGTACCATAATCTTTACTAATTCGGTTTGCCTGAGCTACCCGCGCTCGTACACCCTCCGGTGTATATTCTAGATTACTTACTTCACCCGCTTGCTGTGCCGCCGCAATAGGATCTTTACTCCGTTTATCTAATAATATTGCGGCCGCTCTAGCCCTGATCTTTTGCAATTCAAGACGCTGAGCAAAATTAGGATTGCTTGGATCTGCGGTTAGATCTGACGGTTTTTTATCGCCTTGTAAAATATCTTCTTTCGTGAAAGCAATAAGGTCGTTGCTAGACATATTTTGCAAAGCACCAATATTGCGCGCTAACGTTTGCCCATCTTGATAAGCATCATAGGCTTGTTGTCCTTTTTTCCCGAAAACAGCATTGAATCGGCTAAGTGGAATATCTGGTGCAGTAATACCTCTTTCTTGCATTGCCTTCGCATTCGCCAACTCAATGCCCAAGCTATCCCTAACACCATTGCCTTGATGCTTGATTAGACTATCCACCTTAAGCATATACTTAGCTTTGTTTACTTCGGTAAGTTGATTGTAAGCAAACGACTTCTTCATTTTTGCCGCAAGAGAAGCAAAACTCCCCTTACTTAACTCCGTATGAGCAACCCAGCCATCTAATGCCGCTGAAAAATATTGTTGTGCTATCTGATCACGTTGTGCCTTTCGTAACTCCTCTGGCATTCCCTGCTCTTGGGCAAACTGATCTAAACGAACTAGCAAGTTGTCAAATCCCATCTTCAATGACGTTTGATCGCCATGCAGATTCTGAGCATTAGTAATAGCCAAGTCTATACTGGCTTGCATTGTTTTCAATGCTAAGGCTGATTGTTCTTGGCTTTCATGAAGCATTAATTGCCGGCTATATGCGGTATGCATATCTTGCGTTTGCAAATCAAATTTATCTAAAAAAGAATTACCTTTCAGTGTTTCCCGAATTTCTTTTATTTTATCTTCGTAGCGTTGGTTATAGTTGCCTGCTTCATTTAACGCATTTTCACCTTTAAGATTACGATAGCCACTATCAGGATGATTCAATTCCTCATTTCCAAAAGTATCTAAATCTAATAATGCTTTTTGATATTGAAGCTGATCATCTTCCCGCTTTTTCTGCAACATGAAATTGGCAACCGCATCTAACCCTTCTCCGAGTTTATGCAAACCAGGACCTATACTAACGGCATTGCTAGGTAAGGTAGTGTTACCTCCGCTGAGTTGTAAATTTCCGAAAGCTGGAATCTTTGCCATATTATGCACCTCCTCCGCCACCGCCACCAGCGGCTCCACCACCGCCTCCCCCCATAACGCTTGATGCAGACATAGCATTTGCCGCATTATTAGCCCATGTGCCGATGGACTGTAAAATAAAGCCTTTTCTCAATCGTTTAGCATTATATTTTGCCATTTTGGAATTAATCATATACTGATTCGCTTCAGCCGCTGAGCTATACATTGTCGCAAAAACATCATCGTTAATATTTTTTTGTAACGTTCGCTGTGTGTCATCCACCGTTTGGGAATTATTGACATCTACACCCGAGGCCCCGAAATCCTGTACGACGCTACCTTGTGCTTGTTCGCCTTCGCGAAAAACTTTCTCGGCATTTTGCTTGCCTTCCCATAACGCGTTTTTAGCGTTTTGCTCATACATTTTTGCCTGGGCTTTTAATAACCCTCGTTGTGTTTTGTAATCGACAAAATCACCTAGATATTTTGCTGTGTCAGCGGTGCCCTTTGCCGCCCAATACCACCAAGACATAATTAAATCTCCTTAATGTACGTAACTGATGATGGGGCATAACCAAGGCAAGAATACATTGATAGCGTTCTATCGGTATTCACGCCGGAAGAGACCCCTAATTCGATATGTGTTGCGCCTTTTGATTTCGCCCATGCCTCGTATTTTTTAATCAATCGTAGCGCAGTAGTTCCCCCCGATTTAACAAAAAAGGCTATATCATTAGCGATTAAATTGTTACCTGCGGGTGGGGTTGATAAACTAGCTATCAAAAGACCTGTTATATTTTCGTTTTTTTCATCGATTAATATTGTTGATCTAGCGCTAGTAATAAGCATTTTTAAGGATAGCAACGCGCTTTCATCATCCCATGTATATACCTGTTGGTGGTTTATCGCAGTTGCATATAATTCTTTGCTAACTTCGAAAACCTTCGGTAAATCAAATAATGTCGCTTCTTTAATCATCCGGAAGTTACCACATAAGAAACCGCTAGCAAATGAAACGGTAGCGGTTGATCTTGTTCAATAGTTATGTTGATTTCGTTAATATCCCAACCGATAGAGCTAAGTTGCACCGAGGATTCCAATTCAGGAGGGGCTGTATCTAACAGGTCCTTACCAAATTTACGAGAGGTGATTACTTGCCCACTTTCTGGGCCGTAAAGGTATACCGACGCCCCCCGAGTATTATGAAATCTAAAAGTTACATCACTTAGTGTTAGTCGGGAGCCTACAATTGTCCCTGCGTTGATCAAGGAATCTTGAAATAAAAGTTCTAAAGTAGTTTTATAATTAAGCCCAACTTCAATAGATACCGCATCACGATTTAAGTTTATTGTACCGTTAACCACCCTTTGGTTAGGCATAACTACACCATCAGCAACAACAGAAACAGTATGGCCCTCAAGATGATTAAAACCGTGCCAAATGTTTGAACCGTTAGCGTCATAACCTGACATCGCGCAATCTGTGTTTAGCTCTGGATCAAAAATTTCTATAGTTATAGTTTTTTGTCCGTTAATGATCCGTCGGACAGCGGTATAAACAACATCCTTAGTTTTATCTGGTAAGCAACATGCATAGAGGTATTGCCCCTCAGTTTCAAAAGCTCCCCAACCAGCAATCTCTTGTTCAGAATTGTATGTTAGTGCGGCGATCGTGCCGTCGTTGCACACAACATAAATCATAGAATTAGGGTCTTGTTGGTAGGTAATCGCTTTGATGCCACTTGTCAGTAAATGTCGCGAAATTTCTGATAATGTCATCCACTCGACATCAGTGCCATAATAGCCACCGTTAGACACCGCTTTTAATTGTTTACCTGCTCGCTGAACAAACAACATTGAAGCATCAACATTTATTGGGCGAACATGCGAGCAACCAAAAGCGGATTGTAACCGGATATTAATGTTGTTTGGTTTAATGCCGTTCTCGTATCCACCAGTAATTGAAAATTCATTACCTGCAGTAAGCGCCAGCAATACCTGATCTTGCGCTAAATGTATAATCTTATTACCGTGATTATCATCAATACCGACAGAAAGTGCATCATCATCGCTACTATCTGCCGTATCAAAATTGTAAGGGTTGCCTGTTGCTGACATCCAAATTTTCCGCGGAAATTTTTTAGATGAGGCAAAGATTAATCGTTGTTGATGTATATAGGTAGCGGAGGGGTACCCATGTTCAGCACTCCACCCCGGATGTAAAATCGTCCATGAATTTGGAATAGCAGTAATCGTTGAAGATAATGCGTAAACTATTTTCCCTGTAGCCGTGCAATATTTACCATCTTTAGCATCGCTTATGTTGGTAATTTTAAGCACACCACTATTGACCGATATGCGGGCGCCTATATCAGAATTGGTAAAACCATAATGTTTAGCTGTGCATGTGTCATCATTGAAACTTGTAATCGTTACCGATTTATCAACGTCCTTATCTGTTGTGGCGAATTTTAGGTATGCATAGGGTGTTGGTACGGTTTCTTCGAATGGCACAGGATCAAAAACAGCCGCTTTCAACGTCCAATTATCATCACCATAACGTTTTAATTCCATAACAGGATGGTCACCATGCACTAAAAACATGGTATCTTGACGCTGAGTATACTTAATATCTTTTAAATCCGATTCTTTGTAATGTGTAGGCACTTCGTAAATATGCCCATTTCGATCCCTTATCACATGGCCATTAATATAAAAACGCATATAATACTCGCCAAGTTCCAGCATGTAGGATTGATCTACGCTATATACAAATTTAATCAGAATTAAATCTTTATCGCTATATTTTGCGTTGTTAATGAATAAAGAACCGTTACGACGAATTGCCCCACCAAACGGCGATATAGCGGCATTAACAGATTTTTTTAACCCGTTTTGATGTTTGGCTGTATCTGTTCTGCCTCTCATCTCTGGCGATATTTCACCAGCAGAAAAGCTTGTTTGAACAACTCTAACTTGCGCAGGCATATTAATACCTCGCTTGCAATAATGGGTTACCTTTGAAACGTTGCGAAGGGGTCTCCATCGCATTATTAGCTTTAGCAATCATCAGTTTATATTGTGCTTTTTGTTCTAAGGTTTGCCTTAATGTATCTGATTTGGCAATCGGATAAGCAATTTGTGATGCCAGCTCGTATTTTACCGCATTAACAAAATCAGGAGGCCAAGTACCTACATCATTATTGCGGAACACATAGCATATATCTAATGCAGAAACATTAGCTAAAATCTTGCCACCTTCTAACTTAAAATCTCGCCCTGCATATAAACTATCTATACTTAGCAAGCGTAACATGTCGGGTGGCTTATTAAATTCATACTTATAACCGTAAGGAGGAGTGCTAACCAAAGGCGATAACGTAACGCGCTTAGTTGCGAAACTCCATGGATGCGCACGTAACAGATCGTCTTGTACGTCATCAAAAAGGTTTATCGTTAACCTTGCTGGTGTGGTGCTATCGTTACTATCTGATATTGGAGCGGCGCCCACTAATAGGGATGCACCTGAACAAATACTAATTTTAGATGACATCGCCGCCCCCTTCTCAAATTACACTGCTAGTTGAATTTCTACGACTTTTTGTTCGTTAGCGCGACCCGCCGCCATTGAAGCATCGACATAGATTTGTGTCGTGTTGTTCTTATCACGACGTTTACCGATATCAACTTCATAGTTAGAACCTTGACCGTAGTGCACCGCAGTACCTGTGTACATAGCTACACGCTTATATGAGCCATCGGCGCTAAGTAATAATTTGTTGTAAGGAATCCAGTTAATCCCACACCAATTAACAACTTGACCTTCCTGCAGCATTCTAACGCTCAAATAATCAGCACTAGTTAACGTAGTGTCACTTAGAATCTTAGTTAACATCGACGGATCGTAAGTAATATAAAGTGTTTCACCGTTTTGCTCGTCGCACTCGTTTGCACGGAAAATACTTTTAGCCGCGATAACTCTATCTTTAAGACTAGCGCTACCGCCCGCAGTAATAATCTGTGAATTAGGTAATACAACATCGGTTACAGTGCCGTTGTATTCATTGACACGAGGGATTGAGCCGAGTAATGCGTTATATATGATTTCATCAGCTTTGCGATGATATGCTGAAAGGCAATTGTTCATATAATCACTTTGAACACTCGCTAACAATCTATGCTCGTCCCCACGAGGAATTGGCACCGCTATATCAAAGTCTCGTAATGTTACACGACGCACACCAGCGTCAGGTAAATCCCATTGCGTATCGCCAAAGCGTGTACGTTCTCGCATTTCAAGGCTACCCATATCATTAATTGTGAATGTGTTACCTTTAATTTGCCCTCTATTGTGTACCGTTTTTGCTAAACGAGATTCTTTTTGTTGGCAAAGAATTTCAAACGTATCATGAAATTGTTCTACAAATGCCGCTGTAATTTTATTTTGATTAGTTGTAAAAGACATTATTATATATCCTAAAAAAATACACCGAAAAAAGAGTTATCGCGTTAGCGGCTCTAAAACTTAACGCGGTCGGCTAAGCGCTAAGTGCTTTTCTTCGTGGAGTGTCCAACCGCCGTTGGGTCCAGTTTTTTAGGAATGTATCACCGGTAGCGGTGCGTTTTCGCACCGATTTAGTAATGTTCTTTATCACCGTATACTTTTTTGTAGTATTGGTCTACCTGATTAATTGCTTTTGTATGATCTGGATGTTTCGGATCTAGATAAGCCGGAGATTGCATTATCGATCGTATGGTCTCCTGAGATTCTGATGGTTGTACATCCCGAGCTGGGGAGTCCTCTTTCATCAACGCCCCTACATTGGCCAGTAACCGTACAACAATAGGATTGTTGCCGATGATATCGATTAAACCTTTATCCTCCTCTGATGCAAAGCGATTAAATGCTCTTTGCGCATTTTGGATGCCTTTGTTCATCTCCGCAGGGGTAGCCCATGTTTTCGCCAATGCCTCTTGACATAAATTCATATCGTACTCATCTCGACGATCTACCAGTGTCTGGACTACAGTAGCATAACGTTCAGCAATCAAGTTGATCTGCTCATTAGTAAATCCGGCTTTGTGAGCGTCTTGTACAAACGCTTTAAAGTCCGCATCGTTCTGTACTAATTCTGGAGTAATGCTTTCAGGTAACCCAAGTTCTTGGGCATTGAAATCGATTTTATAACCTTCAGGCGAATCGGGGACAACGCCACCGGTTTCCCCCATCTTTTTAGCAAGGTGGTTGTAACCCTCCGCAAGTTTACGGCTTGACGCTTCAGTATCAATTGTTCCATCTTGTTTTTTCACTATAAATTTTTCAGGGAAAGGTAGCCCCCCCTCTGGTGTTTCACTACTGCTTGACAGTAAAGATGCTTCCGGGGTTTTATTTTCTTCCCCTTGTGTGCTATTACTTGAACTAGCGACAACATCAGCCAACGATGTTTGCACGCTATCCGCGGCGGGCATACCCCCAGCATCACCACCGTTAACATCAATATTTTGTAATACGTAACCTTCAAACATTATTCAACCTCTGTGTTATGTTTTGCAATATTCAATTGCATTAAAATATATTTAATTACGGACGCTTGCCCCAAGTTGTATGCGGTTTGCCTTCCTCCGTCATCGTTCGCGACAAATTCACCGTTGGCATGACTGAACCGTCGGAGTAAATCATCGAGAATAATACCGCCCGGGGAATGGGGTAACCCAAATAGCTTTTCGTAATCAAAACAAATATTGCTTTTTTTATCTTTCATTTGCTTGCGCCTTCGCTTGTTCTGATGCCGCTACCATATTTATCTGGTCTTGCATTGCTTGCTGTTTCTGAGCTTCCATTTCTTTTGCCCGTTCCTCTCGAATTTTTTTAACTTCTTGCGGTTTGCGTAGAATGCTGGTAACACTTTGTTTTTCCGCCAGTTGTGTTACAACTTCGTCGATATCAACATTATCAACCACATTAGGCGATATCTGCATTACCCCGCCGATTTGACCAATAAATCTCTCAATCGATACTATTTCTGACTCACGTTGTGCTTGCGCCAAAGGCGATAGATATTTAACCGTATACGCTCTATTTGATAGCGTTTGCGGCAGTTCGAACCAGCCGTTACGGAACGCTATACCGAAACAGCGTAAAACTAACACTTGTAACCATTCAGAGTTCAGCCTACCAAACACAGGACCGAGTAACTGACGTAAATACTGTAATCTGATATGAAATTCTGTAGCAGTACGAACACCGCTATCGACCGGGGGGAGCTGATCTGCCATCATCACCGCACGTATTTCGTTTTGCAGTCTATCTTCTTGTGAAAATGTAACATTGAAATTACTAGCAGATCCAAGAGGTCTAATGCTATCCGTTGTCGATGCTACGGTGATCATCTCGCCCGGTCCTATCGTCAACATGCTAGGATTAATTACACCATCGTCTTGAACTGTATACATCCCCGCCGCGGCGATACCTAAACCTAATTTTTCTAAACGCTTTAACTCGTTTAATTCTTTGATAGCAGGCAATGCATCGTAAACCAGCCCAACGCCGTACGCACTACCTTTTTGTTTTTGCCAACGAGGAAAACAGACCGGGAATTCGTGGTACCCACTATTACGAATAATCTTCTTGCTATCTACATCGATGTGATAGCTCAAAAACGGTAACGCATTGTTAAACGGAGAACCCGGAATATAGTCAGTACGCGGCGCGATATAATGTATAAATTTGTAGATAGTGTTCGGTCGTTTTTGGGCATCTGTTTTGATTTTGTCACTAACATCGTTACCAAACTCGCGTACCGCTTGTTCTGCGGTCATCGAATAACAATGATAAACAGTATCGATAACTGCGTCGCGACGTGTTGACGCGACAAATACATCCGCTAGATTCCATTGTTCAAAACTGTAACCGGTGCCGTCCTCGTTATCTGTAATGTATGTTGCAGATTGCCCCGCGATTACATTGTCAGTCATACTCTCGACGGCTTCGCTGTCGTAATTAGACGCATGTATCTTCTCAAATATAATATCCGAGGCCTTTTTTAATGCGTCGGTTTCATCTGGCTCTACGTCATCAATAACCAGCTCAAACCATTTAGCGTTTGCCGGTGTCATCCCCCCGACAATAATCGATGCGATATCTCGCACACTGCGGGTACCCTCTGTTGTTAGAAGTTCCGCTACATCATCTTTGGCTTGATCAGCAGTAAATACATTACCCGACAGTCCGGAAGCGCGGAGCGGCGACGTGTATTTATAACACTCTTTCCACACGTCTTCGAGCGATGCGCGTTCACTACGCATCTTATCCGCCCTTTCGATGATTTTATGAGCTATTCGATTATCAGACATTTATTATTCGCCCAACAGTTTTTTAGCAGACTGTGCAACAGCCCCCGAACTTGAATCCATGCTAGTTGCCCCAGTACTTAAAACACTACGATTTTTTTTACGCGCTAGCGCTGCATTTGTAATCTTTTGTTTATTATCAACTTCTTCTTGCGCTGTATCTTGTGCTGGTGTGGTGTTGTTGACGATTTTTAAAGGTGCTTTTCCGCCCCCAAAAATACCTCCAAGTACCTTACCAAACATTTTACCGATTCCTCCTCCGCTCATTATTTATCCCCTTTTTGTGCGTTGACAACATAACCATTTTTTGTGAGTTTGATATGCTCACCCGTGATTATGTTACTCTGTGCTTTAGTGATATTAACGGCTGACAAATCCGTCTTGACAACGGTAGCGGCTTTAATTTGTGCCTGAGCTTTGATTGTGTCCAACGCTTTTTGTGCTTCTTCGAGCGTTGAATTAATTAACGTTTTCGCATCGAGTAACGCATCTAATTTAATCTGCGCCTGCTCCTTTTCATCTTGTGATGCTGTATCGTCAGCAATTATTGATTTGTTTAGCTCGATAGCATCATCGATATTTTTCGCTCGATTTTCGATGTCTTCTAGATTTTTCTGCGCTGTGGTTTGTTCGTCAGTCGGTGCGCCAGGAATTTGAATATTTTTTTTATTTGCCATTGTGTTGCCTTAATGTAGGTGGGTTAGTCGCAGGTTGATTAGTTTTTTTACGCCACAGCGCGATCAGCGCCTCGCCCGTGTAGTATCTAGGCTCAGATTCGCACGTACGTAAACGAACAATCGACGATTTATGAACTCCGACTTTACGCGCGATAACGTTAATTGAAACAGCACGATCGCTATTCAATATGTCGTTAATTAATTGTGTCCAATCGATGCGCCTAATCATAACCCTGCTTGTTATTTGAAATTTGCAGGTCGGTTATATCATATGTAGATGTTCATAATCCCGATCGTTTGTTGATTGAAGTTTCAGCAAGGAATTTAATTAAAATAAATTATGATTATAAATTAATTAGATATAGTTAAATTCTTCTAGAAATACCGCAAAAATACCGCATTTGTAGATTAAAAAGTGATCAATCGGAATTTAAAGAGTTGACATAATATGTAGGAACCCCTACAATATACAACATCAACATGGAGTTGATAAGGTAAACCCCCGACCTAAGACGAGGGCTTAAGGAGAAGTAAAATGAAACTCAAAATACTCATTTTAATTCTGCTACTTTTGATAAGCTCCCCAGCAATCTAAAGTAGTTCAAAGGAGAGGGCAACCTCTCCGGCGACCTTAAATATAACAATTTAGCGATTTAAAATCAAGGTGATTGCATGGCATTAAGCAGAGCTGAAATAAACGAGCGCAGTAATCAAAAAAGAGGAATTAAATCTAAATCTTTCAAGCTTCACGTTGACGATATAGAGCTAATACAATCTACAGCCAAAAAGCTTAATATTTCTCAAACCAAACTGATTACGGAAGCCGTTAAGCTTTTTATAAAACAACAAGCCCTGTAATCTGGGCTTTTTTTTATCACTAAACGCGCGCACGCGCGAGGAAATGAGATATTTATATACATTAAATCTTTACGCTTTCCCACATCTGCATCAACTTAACCCCTTTTTCATAACTGGGTGATGACCCATTTTTCCACATTACAACCGTCGATACACTAACGTCTAGCCGTCTAGCTATCTCCCGTCCGGATATCCCAGCTTTTTTTAAATCACTAATAATCATAAACCAATCTATTTTTTGCATCTTTCATCCTCGGCTTGCAAATTTTTGCAAGTTAGATATTTTTTATATGAAGTGTAGAAAACTATAAAACACGTTTAAAACATTACCCCGTAAGGTTTCGTAGCCTTTCTATTTTTTAATTTTCTACGCTTTCTACTGATCTTCTCCTATATATACTTTTAAAGCACTATATACGTCGTTTGTAGGTGTCCATTTATATAACTAGTGTAGAAAGTGTAGAAAGTGTAGAAAACCTTTTATGCACTTGATTGGGTTTCTACACTAATCTATATAACTAGTGTAGATTTCTACACTTCGCAAAAACCCTTAAACTTTTACCACCTACTTTAGTAACTGTCTTTTTATACCCTAATTCTTGCAGAGTTTTACTTATTCTCAGTTCTTCACGTCGTCCGATACTTTTAGCATCCAAACCGATCGCCCCTTTAAGCACCTCAATATATGTAACATAATCTTTATCAATCGGTTTCTCATCAGTTATAATATCTGGCTCGTTTAGCCATCTGCTAACCGTTTCTTGCCAAGCATCTTTAATCATGTATTGCTCGTGTTCCCGTGCCGCCAAATGTTCCGCCGCGCTGAACTGAATACCGCTATCAGAAAACAGCTTTTTAGCTTCCGCCCACAACTGATCACGATTTTGTCTAATGCCCTCGACATTAACGTTACTCACCCGAACAGGTAGAAAACGACGATTGCCGGTATCATCTGATAAAAATTCGTCTTGATTTGTTGTACCAACGAAAACTAAACGCCGTGGAAACTGAGTCGCAAACTCTCTATACTTAGGTATCCAGTTTTCATGCGTGCGTGTGATGAACGCTTTAATACTCTCTAATTCTTTTGTATGTAATCCGCGTAGCTCGCCAATTTCGCCAACCAAGCGACCTCTCATCTTTCTTGCCAAATCATCATCCTTTTCTGCAAATGAGACCTCACAAAAATAATCCGGACTCGGAGACAATGCAGCCACCCCGGTTGATTTACCGCAACCTTGGTCGCCAACTAAAATTGGTACCATGTCCGCTTTTATCCCCGGCTTGAGAACGCGACCGGCTAGCGCTGTCCACAGATATAACGAAACAGCCTCCGTGTATTCTGACGATTCTGCGTTAAAATAATCAGATAAAAATGTCTTAATACGTGGCACGCCATCCCACTCTAATCGTGATAACCATTCTGTTGCCGAATCAAAAGGGTTTTCGTCAGCGACTAATAAAACGATATCGCGTATTAACTCGCGACCAATGGGTTTAAATCCACCCTGCTCTAGCCCGATTCGCAATCGTGAGTAATCGGCATCGGTAAATGTTTGCCATTGGTCGCTACCCAACGGGGTAAACATAATTTCATCGCGGAACTGATCAAACTTGATGTTGATTTGACAAATATCCGGACGCTGAACAGCAAGATAAACATTGTTAATAGTTGATTCTATCTTGCCGTTTTTATCTCGTTTGAACGCCGGTAGCGGTTTTTCGCCCTCCGCCACGGGGATAACCTCAAAGTCTTGAGAACGGTAGCCGATAGCATTTAAAAAATCGCCATCATCTTTATCCATACAATGCGCGTGTAAACATCTAAAATGACCTTGATCAAAGCCACCAGTCCCTGCCGGAAAATATGCCGTTGCGGTTTCGTTTGATTCTGTTGTGTGGTTATCAGAAAACGGGCATTCAATATAACGTTCCCCCGCATCACCAATACGTAATACATTCCAGTTTTCATCTAAATATTGTGTAATATCGTCTTCTGCAATACCTTGATTTTGGGTGATATCTCTATTTTTATTTACTCGAGAACTAATAATTTTACCGTCGAGAACATGGGCTATTGTTTGCCATATATGGTTAAACTGTTCGGAGGTTAGTGTAGGTATAAAATAAGGTAGCCCCCCTTCCCACTGGTAACGCTCCCCGCTTGGATGGGTACCAGCCGCAATAAATTGTTGCCCGTTCGCTAAAAACTCAATGATATTATTCTCGTCGATTTTAATAATCTGTTTAGTAAAATCGCCGGGCATTTTAAACATGACTAAAAACTTACTGCTATTAGCTCGAAATCGACAGCATAATGGCACCCCTGCGACCGTTTCAATGTAACCTCTTAACGCAGATTTCACATAATCAGCTATAGCGGGGTCGGATACGTCAACATCAATCGCGCGTACATTGCGTGTCTGTATACAAATTCCATAATCGCTATTTTTAGACCAATTTTCTATTTGCTTTGGAGTTGTTACATGGTTAGTCCAACTTGGAAAACCAACAACTTTACCTTCTCGGCTATAACGTGACGGCGTTTTACCAAGAGATTTTAATGTGCTATTTTCTGAGATATTAGCATTGGGATTTGAAACTACAGGTAGCAGATCTTCTGTTAACCCCAAAGCTAAATCAAAATGCAACCAATCATCTGGTGATGCTCCATATATTTTCATACTAAATATTCTCGTCATCAAATTGTGTAGTCGTATCTAAAAAAGACTGTAAAGCCTCAACTGTTTGCCAACGGGGATTTTGTGTAATACCTTTTAGTATTTTGTTTATTGTAGGTGCGGGCACTTGTGTATGTTTAGAAATATCACGTTGGGTGAACCCTAAACCTTTTAACGCCATAATAATTTCCTGTGGGCTTTTCATTCGTTTTTGTCCTTATTCGTGTTTCGTTTTTGCAATTTTAGTGTTAAATATATAATTTATCAACCGCAAAATCGAAATTTTAAGAATTTTTATATATTTAAAAAGTAATGATAGTATTAGCTATACAAAAATAAGGGGGAAATATGAAAGCATGGAGTAAATTACTAAAAATAGAGATGAATAAAAGAGAAATGAGCCAAGTTGAGTTGAGCTCAATCATAAAAAAACCAGCTAGCACGATATCTCACTGGATCTCAGGGACCCGTATACCTCCTGCAACAGAAATGGTTGACGTATTAAAAAACCTCGGTGTAGAAGAGTTTACAATAACAGCTAGCGGCGATATAAAAACGGATATGGTGCAGGATAACACTAATAAACAAAAAGGATATATTGTAGAAGTACTAAATGTTAAAGCCAGCGCGGGGCACGGTTCTCTTGTTGATACAGAATCTATTGATTCCGTACGCGCGATTGAATACAGCAATGAGAAAGCGCATCAAATATTCGGAAGTTTACCGGCTAACAATGTGAAAATTTTAACAGTCAAAGGCGATAGTATGTCTGGGACAATTGACGCCGGCGATTTAGTATTTGTTGATATATCAAAAAACCATTACGATGGCGATGGTATTTATATTTTTGTTTATGGCGATACTTTATTTGTTAAACGTTTACAAAAAGTAAAAGATAGGTTGCTGGTTATTTCAGATAATAAACACTACGCGCAATGGGAAATATTTGATAGTGAAATGGACCAATTTTTTATACAAGGTAAGGTATTACTTAGCCAAACACATAAGTTAAATAGGTATGGATAAAAAATGAATAACGCAAGCATTTGGGGGATTATTTTTATTTTGTATATATTAATAATATTCAGAAAAAAATTTTTGAATATTATTAAGAAAATTACTCCCCCCGAGAACGAAACAGAGCGTTGGTACAAGGAACATTTAAAGCAACAATCACAAGCCAAGGCCGAGTACTATTACCAAAAGTTCAGTAAATTAAAAGATAAGTATAGTCAGAAAAATAAAATTAAGTTTAGAAGCACCACAGAAGCTTTTTTATTTGCTTGTGAGAACTCCGCACCTTTGGAAATACATCAACCATTGGTTGGGATTGTGCGAGATGTTTCTACAAGTAGGTATATATACGATATTACAAAATTTGCACCCGTTTACAATATTGAAATAGCACTAAATGAAGGCACTTTTAATACCATAGTATACTCACCGGTAATTGATTATTACTTAGAGGTGGGATCTCTAGTTATTTGGACCCCTACAGATTTTCAAAATACAGAATGTTCTATATCAGGACTTTTACAATCTGAAATATACCCAATATTATCTTTAAAGACCGGTTGGAAAATAAAAAAAGAATTTAAATAGCTACCTAAAAAAAAAAAAAATCAAACCCGCTAAATGCGGGTTTTTTCATACCTGTAATCAAAGCCAATGCTCAATAATTAATCAGTTAGATTGCAAATTGCAAAAAAAATTTGCATATATAATTTCGTTTTTGTAAACTTCAATTATTGCAAATAAGAAATTTAATTTCTTTAAAGCAATAGCTCTTTAACAATCAGGAAAAGCCAAATATAAAGCCGCCTTTAAAAAGGGCGGCCTTCATGCTGTACGGCTTTCAACGAGAACCGTACAGCATGTTGAAAAAACAAAACCAAGAAGAACAACCCTCTCAACCCTCGGCAGATGGGGCCAGCAAGTAGGGAAACCAGTGATATCTTGCTCCTTAGATATGCGCGGATGACTATAATACTTCTCCATCCGCGTAAAACTCTTACTTGTAATAATCTGTCACCCTTAAGCCGATTAGCGTTACTCCCTTACGTTAATCGGCTTCCTTAAAAAAATAAATAAAAACGGAATAAAAACAATGCACGATTTAACAGCAAAAAAATTAAAACATACGCAGGCCATACGCAAACCTAAATACGTAGAACGAACCCGACACCAAAATCGTAGCATCTATGTGTTAACCATTGTGTGCGCAATCTTAATTATATTAATGGTATATGGAGTATAAAAAATGTCATTAGAACAAGCTATCCAAGAAAACACCCAGGCTATAATCTCATTACGAGACTTAATCCTATCAGGAAAATTTAACATAACTCCTGAAGCAAAATCTGATCCTGAGCAAAAACCCCTATCAAAACCCGCTAAAAAAGCGCAAGTGAAACAGATCGAAGATACGCCAAAGGAAGAGCAAAAAGCTGAACCGGCGCCGGAATCCCCTAATGCAAAATCGGCCCCAGCTGAAAAAACAGTTCCCACCGAACAAGAAACTATCAAAAGTTTTGTCGAACTGGCAAAAATGGACAGAGGTGCGGCCATTAATGTGCTGGCGCAGTTTAAAGTAGCTAAAGCGGTTGATGTGACTGAAGACCAAAGGGCCAACTTTCTCAAAGCGATTAACGATAGAATCGTGGAAATAGCCGAGGTGTAACATGACCAACCACGCCCTACTATCCCCCTCTGCGGCAAACATGTGGTTTGAATGCCCCGCATCTTTATGGCTAAGTAAAGATGAGCCGGATCAAAGTTCCGCATACGCTGCCGAAGGTACAACAGCTCATGCGCTAGCAGAATACTGCTTTAAGTTTGGTAAACAAGCCAGCGTATTAATTGGGATGAAAACTGCGGTAAATGACATTGAGGTCGATGAAGAAATGGCAGAAGCCGTTCAAAGCTATGTTGACACCGTAAATGGTATAAAAGATTCAATGACCACCCTATATGTTTTTGATATTGAACAAAGGTTAGATTTTAGCGATTTGTTAGATTTGAGCGCCAATATCAATACCGTGAACACTAGCTACACACCAAAAAAATCTTTCGGTACCGCCGACGTTATTATATTAGGCGACGGTGGGTTACAAGTACACGATTTAAAATATGGTAAAGGTGTACGCGTTAGCGCAGAGAATAACAGACAGTTACTCATTTATGCATTAGCTGCATATTACTACTACAGCTTGGGATGTGAAATAAACAAAATATCTATTCACATACACCAACCACGATTAAATCACTACTCCGAATTTAGCGTTACCCCCGAAGATTTAATTGCATTCGGTAAACAACTAAAAGATAAAGCTGGGGAAGCTTACGCAGTTTATATAAACGGTCCGCGTAAAGCTGATGATTTTTGTGCTGGTGAATCTCAATGCCGATTTTGTAAAGCCGCGGGTAAATGTGAAACCCTAGCCAAGCATGTAGAAAACGTTATCGACGCGGATTTTACCAATTTAGATGATGAGGTAATTGAGGATGTCAACAACGATGAAGGTGAAGCGTTGGCAAAAAAATTCAAAGCTATAGCCATGATCAAGTCATGGATAAAAGCAGTCGAAACCCGGGTACAAGCTCAACTACAACTCGGCAACTCTGTACCAGGTTTTAAGTTGGTTCTCAGCCGACAGGGCAACCGAGCTTGGGCTAACGAAGAAGATGCCGAAAACACGTTAAAAAGTTTCAGATTAAAACAAGACGAAATGTACAGCCGCAAGCTGATTAGCCCAACACAAGCGCTTAAAGTTCTAAAAGGATCGGAAATACGAATCAAAAAACTGGAAGAAATCATAACACGCCCCGAAGGCAAACCAACAATAGTACCAGAATCAGATAAGCGTCCAGCTATTTCACCAGCGGACGATTTTACAGACTTAACACAAGAGGAAATTTAATAATGAAAGTAAAACTACAAAACGTACGATTAGCATTCCCCCGACTATTCAAAGCAGAACAAGTAAATGGCGAAGGCGACCCGCAATTCAGCGCAACGTTTATTTTGCCTAAAAACCACCCGAACGTGAAAGATATTGAAAGCGCCATTTTACAAGTAGCCAAAGAAAAATGGGCGGATAAAGCAGAGGTGGTACTTAAAAAAATCAATGCAGAATTGAAAACATGTTTAAAAGATGGCGATTTGAAAGCGGATCTCGACGGTTTCGCGGGTAACTATTTTATTAACGCAAGTAATAAAACCCGACCTTATGTGATTAACCGCGACAAAACCCAGCTAAACCCCGACGACGGTGTCATCTATGCAGGATGTTACGTTTACGCAGTTATTGATATCTGGGCAATGGATAACAAATTCGGTAAACGTATTTGCGCATCACTATCGGGAGTCCAATTTTACAAAGACGGAGATACATTTACCGGTGGCGGTATCGCTTCCGATGACGATTTCGATGATTTGTCTGTAGACGATTCTGTAGACGATTCAGTGGATGATTTAGTCGGTTAGTACACAACAAAGCGCATTCAAAGAGTGCGCTTGATTATGTACTCAACAAATTAAGAGGAAATTTAAAATGTCAGGAATACCAAATATAAATGAATATACAGTAGCTAAAAAAGCAGTTTTTATGGCTGTATCTACACAACTTCATGCCGATTTTATTAAAGAACACACCCCTCATGAGCCTAAAGTCGGTTTAAATCTCGAAACGTCTATGAAATTGGCAAAAGTTTTTTTAGACAGTATAGAATTAGAGGGTGAAAGCATCGAAACTTTAAAATGTGAAATTAAAGATATAGCCTCTAAAGCAATAGATACCGTGTTTAACGGATTGTTCAACGAAAAAGGGGCAACCGATGCGACATATCCTTTATCTCGACACTGAAACATATAACGAACACCCCATAAGTAAAGGTGTTTATGCGTATGCAGAAACGGTGGAGATCATGCTATTTCAATACGCATTTAACGATAGCCCGGTTTATGTGGTCGATTTAGCAAATGGGGCTAAACTGCCCCACGAGGTGATCAACCTGCTCCTAAATCCTGAAGTAATTTTATTTGCCCAAAACTCAATGTTTGATAGGACGGTACTAACACGGGGAAATCTATTTAAAGATAGACCCGATATTATCAACGCAATCAGCAAGCCAGAACGCTGGCGAGATAGTATGGTTATTGCCTACGCACATAGTCTAAAAGGTGGTTTAGGGGATTTGTGCGAAATATTCAAATTGGATAATGACCAAGCTAAAGATAAAGAAGGTAAAGCACTAGTCCAACTGTTTTGTAAACCCCGCCCCAAAAATAGCAAAATTCGCAGAGCTACCAGCAAAACGCATCCCGAAGAATGGGATAAATTTAAGCACTATGCTAAACAAGATATCGTTTCAATGCGTGAAGTTGTTAAAAAGATGCCTAACTGGAATATGCTGGAGAATGGCTTCGAGATGTCTTTATGGCACTTAGATCAGCGTATTAATGATAGGGGTGTTTGTATTGATGTCGATTTGGCCGAAAAAGCCGTTGAATGTATCGACATTGAACAACGGCGGTTAGCCGATGAAACAAACAATATGACAGATGGTGAGGTGCAAACAGCTACCCAACGCGACGCAATGCTACGGCATATTGTAGGGGCGTACGGCATTACGTTAAATGATTTAACAGCCTCGACAATCGAACGCGGGTTAAATGATCCAGATTTACCCGACGGGCTAAAAGAGCTGCTCGCCGTTCGGCAGCAAGCAAGTACAACAAGCACTAGCAAATACAAGGCATTACTTACTCGTGTTAATAGTGACGGCCGACTAAGGGGTACATTGCAATTCATGGGAGCACCACGCACAGGACGTTGGGCTGGTCGAGGATTCCAACCGCAAAACTTAACACGCCCTACTTTACCACAATGGCAAATTGATCTAGGTATCGAGGCGATAAAATCCGGTAACGCCGACTTGCTAACGGATAACATCATGAAGCTAACAAGTAACACATTAAGAGGTTGTATATGTGCTCCTGAAGGTAAAAAGTTAGTTGTCTCGGATTTATCCAATATTGAAGGTCGAGTACTGGCGTGGCTCGCTGGTGAAAGTTGGAAGATTAAAGCATTCCAAGATTACGATAACGGTACGGGTCACGACCTCTACAAATTGTCTTACTCAAAATCGTTCGGGGTCAACCCTAACTACGTAACTAAGGAACAACGCCAAATAGGTAAAGTCCAGGAGCTAGCATTGGGTTACGAAGGCGGCGTAGGAGCTTTTATTACTTTCAGCACAGCATACGGCATCGACTTAGACGCCATGGCGGACGAATGGGCGCTGAAAAATAAACGCACCTACGGGCTATCCGATAAAGCCTATATAGTTTGTGATGCATTTAAAAGGTCATGGCGCAAGGCACACCCTAATATCGTTGAGCTATGGAAAAAACTGGATTCAGGCGTACGTTATGTGATCACAGGAGAAGCTAAAACTTTACGCATTAATGAAAACCTAGTAATCGATAAAGTCGGGGCATGGCTACGCATTCAATTACCGTCGGGGCGATATCTATGTTACCCCGGTGCGCGTATCGATGAAAACGGCAAAATAAGCTACATGGGATTAAATACATATTCACGTAAGTGGGAACGTATTAACACCTACGGCGGAAAAATTGCGGAAAACATTACTCAAGCCGTGGCTCGTGATGTGATGGCTTGGTCTATGCCATGTATAGATGAAATCGGTTTTAACATCGTGCTAACCGTACACGATGAAATCATCACCGAAGCGCCAGATATTCCCGAATACTCGCATGAATACCTCAGCCAAATTCTATCAACCGCGCACGAATGGGCAAAAGGCCTACCGCTCGCTGCGGCAGGATTTGAAACCTACAGATATAAAAAGGATTAAAATATGACCAGACTAAACAAAGATATTAAAGCTAAAATTTTACAAAATGCATTAAACGCAGCACCAGTGAGCAAACGGCTGGCCGAGTTGACCGAGATGAAATATAAATTAGCAGTTGACGTTTACAATTATGTAACAGAGGGGCGTGACCCTAACGACTACTCGTGGCGCCTACGGGAAATCGTATATAAATCACCGTTTTATCTAGGTTTTGATGTATGCGATTCATGCTTAACCGGGGCAGGTTTTATTCCCTGTACGTTTGGGGGCTTGCAGGAATATTTATATTTTCCGGATGACGGCACAGTCCGATATCAAATATTGCGCGATCGTTTACGATTTACAGCGGATCATGAGTTTTCTATTCGGTTTACGAAAATAGCGCAGGAGTTAAAAAAATGCGAAGAAGAAAAAGAGAATCTTGAAATTGATATCCAAGCGGTCTTGAACAGTTGCCGAACCGCCGCCCAACTCGAAAAATTCTGGCCCGAGTCTGTTAACTTCCTCGAGGGCTGCGAGGTGTGCGCCGAAATTAAGGGCGTACCTACGGTCTTAGTTAATGATTTGAACGCCAAGCTAGGTCTATGATATGCGTGAATCCGTAATCGAAAACAACCTTACCCGCCGAGTTGAAGAGCTAGGCGGGATAAGTTATAAGCTGTCTCCTATTGGGCGGGTAAATAAGCCCGACCGGTTAGTTATGCTACCAGGAGGGAAAATTATTTTTGTTGAGTGTAAGCGCCCCGGAGAAAAGCCCCGACCGGGGCAAATAAGGGAGCACGAACGCCTACGAAAATTAGGTTTTCGTGTTGAAGTTTTGGATTCCCAAGATGTGAGATTTTTATATGAATAACAAACCCTTTACCCCCCGCCCCTATCAAAGCCTAATTGTAAACCATCAACTTGATTTACCCCGTGGTAATACGTGGGCAGGCATGGGTATGGGGAAAACATCATCAACGTTATGCGCATTAGATATCGCGTACATGAGTGGTCACTATACCGCCCCGACTTTAGTTATAGCTCCGTTACGTGTGGCACAATCGACATGGCCGGATGAAGTAAGCAAGTGGGACTTTAAAAACACCGGCATACAGCCTATTGTTGGTACGCCAAAGCAGCGTTTGCACGCCATACAAAACAAACATGCGAATGTCTTCACCACTAATTACGAAAACATACCATGGCTGGTTGAACAATTCGGGGATAAATGGCCGTTTCAGCAGGTAATAGCTGACGAGAGTACAAAATTAAAATCGTTCCGGTTACGTGGCGGTGGCGTTCGGGCGTCGGCGTTACGTGGTGTCGCGTTTAAACATGTGCGCTGTTGGCAAAATCTGACAGGCACACCCGCCCCTAACGGTTTACTGGATCTGTGGGGGCAAAACTGGTTTATAGATGGAGGACAGCGTTTAGGGCGAACCCTGGGCGCGTTTACCGATAGGTGGTTTAACAAAATCCCAATCGGTGATTATTTTAAAATAACGCCAACCGAATTTGCGCAGGAACAAATACAAGAAAAGCTCAAAGATGTTTGCATTACGTTAGAAGCCAAGGATTGGTTTGACATTAATGACCCTATCGTCACGCCCATATATGTTGATCTGCCGGATAAATTACAGCGCCAGTACAAACAGCTTGAACGAGAAATGTTTCTAGAAATCGGCGATAGCGAAATCGAAGCGCTAAATGCTGCATCGAAAACCATTAAATGCCTGCAGTTCGCAAACGGCGCGATTTATACCGACAGCCACAATAATTTTACTGAAGTGCATGACCTAAAAATCCAAGCATTAGAAAGCATAGTAAGTGAAGCTAACGGAATGCCGGTGCTGGTCGCGTACCATTTCGAACACGATAAAGTTAGGTTGTTAAAATCATTTAAGCAAGCCCGTTTACTTGATAACGATCCGAAAACGATAAGGGATTGGAATGCAGGCAAAATACCGATATTACTAGCCCACCCTGACAGTGCAGGGCACGGTTTGAACCTACAAGACGGCGGTAATATTCTTGTCTACTTTGCCCACTGGTGGAATCTAGAAAGCTCAGATCAGATACTTGAACGAATAGGCCCAACCCGCCAAGCGCAATCAGGCTACGACCGCCCCGTATTTGTTTATGAAATTATCACCCGCGGGACTGTCGATGAGGATGTTATCGACCGTAAAAAAACTAAACGTAGTATGCAAGAAATACTACTCGAATCAATGAAAAAGAAGGGGTACTAACGGCCCTATTCAACTTACGAGCGTTAGGGCTCAAGGATTAATTATGGGAAATCGTAAAGCAGTAACAATCAGCGTAACCCCAGACGAATATGACTCTATCTGTACAGCATTCGAAGATTATCTTAGTAAATGTGAAAGCACTGACGATTGTGATTTTATAGAAAACGCTAACAGAGATGGGGATAATTTTGAAACATTTCAAACAAAATATAAAAGAGCTCATCAAAGACAATTGGTAAAAAGCGCTGTTAAAAAAGCACTTGAATATGCAAAAGGAACCGAACATGACTAAATATAGCGAACTATATAAAAATGATATTGAGTTAGGAGAATAATAATGACAAATAAACTAATAGTAGAAAACCCACTATACAATAAGGCGCAAGTTTGTGCGTACATCAGTATAGATGATAGAACATTGGATCGGTGGGTTGCATCGGATAAATTCCCGAAACCAGATCTATATTTGGGGCGACACCCTCGATGGAAACTGTCCACAGTAAACACCTACCTTGAACAGATAAAACAGGAGTTTCAGGAAAAACAGTTATGCGGTTAAACTATCAATGTAATCCGCATACCATTGCATCATCTGACGCCTACCCTCCAAATATTGTGCGTGATTGTAAATACCGCGCACACCCTCCTCCTCGTGATTTAGTTGTTTCTCTATCCAATCACGATTAAAGTTATGCTCATTTAAAACACTCGAAAACTGATGCCTAAATCCGTGCCCTGTTGCACGTTTGGCAAATCCCAACCTTTTTATCAACCCCAAAATAGCACCATTTGACATAGGCGATTGTATGTTATTTCGCCCCGGAAAAACAAAATCACAATTCCCAGTAATTGGGTGTAAAAATCTTAGTATATTTATAGCCTGCTTTGATAACGGGACTATGTGCACCCTGTCTTTTTTTATTAATGTCTCGGGTAGTAAAATGTAACGTTTCTCAAAATTAACATACTCCCATTTACACCGCAACAATTCTACCGTCCGCACCGCAGTTAATATTAATAACTCGGTAGCGTACCTTACAAGGATATTACCCGAATAAGTTTGTAAAGCTTTCATAAACTCCCGCATATCATCTTCAATTAAAAATGCATAATTTTTAGGTGTACGTGTCACCATCGCTGTTGCCAGTTCTCGGGCTGGGTTATTCTCTGCTCGCTCTGTAATAATTGCATATTGAAAAACTTCAGTACACCGCTGCCTCATCTTTTTAGCGATTTCTAAAGCCCCTCGATTTTCAATTTGTTTTAAACAATTTAACATTTCAATTGGTTTTATCTGCGAAATGTCCATCTCTCCAACATAAGGAAATATGTCTTTTTCAAAATAAGTAAGTATGGTTTTCCGAGTGTTTAGTGACCAACTTCGTTTTTTGTTTTCGTACCATTCCATAGCTATTTTGCTGAATGTATTACCCTGTGCCATGTTTGAGAGCAACGCTTTCTTTTTGCGTTCTACTGATGGATCTCGACCGTGCGCTAATAATTGTCTGGCAATATCCTTCTCATTACGGGCATCAGATAAACTGATATACGGATATTTACCGATTGTTAGTGTTTTCCGTTTACCGTTGAAACTATAATCGTACCGCCATGATTTAGTTCCACTAGGTGTAATGTACAAATACAGGCTTTCAAAATCTGGTAACTTATAGGGCTTATCTTTGGGTTTTGCTGAATCAATGGCTTTTATAGTTAGCAT